TTTAGATATTAATGGTAAAATAATCAAACCAATAGCAGATTCTCAAGGTATAAACCAAGGTATAGTTGAAAATAACTTTACCGAAGGTAAAATTGCCACATTAGCATTTGATGATGAAGCAGGTGCTTCAGCAGCATTTTCTAATTTATTAGGAGATCATACAATTTTTAAAAGTGGAAAGGATATTACTCCTATTATATACTCACAAACAGAAAGCATTTCCCCTACAGATACGGGTGGGTTTACTGGCTCTTTAAATTTTGTACAAGGTGACCAAAAAACAAATTCCCCAGTAGGTGATTATAGATTAACAGCTAATGCTGGTGGTCTCCAAATGATTAGTGGTATTGGTACTGTTTCATTCCCTGATGATAGTATTGCAGGATCTAATGTTGCAGCTTGGTCAACCCCATATACTACTTATGAACCAGTTTTTTCTGCCCCAACAGGTGTAACTTTAACATTTAAGGTTTATTTAGAATCAATACAATTAAGACCAGGTTCACAGGTTAAATTTAATCTTAATAGAATCACTTCTGGTGTATCATCTGTAATAGCTACTGATACCTGGGATATGGGATCGGATAACTTTATTATACTAACAAAACAATTATCAAATGTTACACTTGCTGATGATTTTACAGTTACGTGGAGTACAAATAATAACCCAACAACCCTCCCTTTCCCAGTATTAAAAAATACATCCTACTTACAAGTAACTCAAACACCACCTTCAAATTTAGGTGCTGCAACATCACCTTATTGGACAAAATCTGCAAATGTACTTACTCTTACAGGTTTAAATAATTTCTACGGTCAAAAACAAGAAGATATTCCTAATACTGGATTTTTTGGTATTGTGAATGATTTTATTCTCCAACCAGTTGACGGTGAAGCAGGTATTTTAGGGGATGAAATTAGATTTGAAGGTACAGAAACACAAACCTACACTGTTATTGATGTAAGTAATACTAACCCAGTTGAAATTACTGTAGACAGAGATATTACAGCTAGTAACATTAACTGGTTCCTAGTTAGAAGATATGTAGATAATCCTGCTAATATAATATTAGAGGTAGATAAATCAGCTGGAGGTACTTCACCAGGTATTTTAAAACCACAATACTTATCTAGAAACGCGGAAGATAATATTGATACTATTTTAGAAAACTTAAGACGAGATGCGTTAATTTAAACTATAATTTGGCGTAAACCTAAAAATAACATATATTTATAATAAATCAAACATTAGAAAATGGGATATTTAAATAATTCAGTAGTAACAGTAGATGCTATCCTTACAACAAGGGGTAGACAACTGTTAGCTCAAAATGACGGTTCATTCGTAATCACTCAATTTGCATTAGCAGATGATGAGATTGATTATACATTGTATAACCCAGAACATCCTTCTGGCTCAGCTTACTACGGTCAAGCTATTGAAGGTATGCCTTTGTTGGAAGCATTTCCAAACGAGACTCAAATCATGAAGTATAAGTTAACTACTTTACCTCGTGGTACAGCTAAAATGCCTATCCTAGATGTTGGTTACACTAATATTGTAATTAAACAAGGTGCTTCATTAGCAATTACTCCTCAAACATTAAATTACTTAGGTGGTAACCAATCAGAAACTTCTGGTTACACTGCTACTATTTCTGATGTTAGATTATTCAATACGTTTGATGGAGTTGGTATTAATACAGCAGATGCAACTGCCCTTAACACTTCAAATGTTACTTTAGGTACAAATGTATCTAAAACAGTTGTTGGTACTACTATTAACATTACAGCAACTACTGTAAATACATTATTTGGTTCAAATACTCAATTAAGAGCTACATTAGTAATTGAAGGTAGAGACTCAGGAGCAAGAATTCAGGTACCAGTAACAGTAACTAAAGTATCCTAAAACATAAATTATGTCATTCAAAGCATTCGAAACCGACGATTTTGTAGTATCAGCTGATAGTATCACCGCTGGTTTATGGACTGGTAATCAACCTACCCTTACTACATTCATCACATCATCTACCCAAGTAGCATCATCTAATGGTGACTATTATATAAACGTATTTAACTCATCTTCCTTAACAGATATCCAATTTGCAATTGCTTATGGTGATGTTGATGGTAGTGGTTCCATAGAATATGACAGTGCAGTCCCAGGTAAATCTCCATCTTCTACTAGTTATGGTCAATATCGTACTTTAGTATTAGGAGATGAGTTAGCAGAATTTACATTTGGTGGAGTAACTGCCCCTAACTTCTACGTTATATCAGTAGATAGAAATAGATATAAAGAAGGTTTATTCCCAGGGTCTACTACATTAAAATTAACAGTAGGAGCTAATGATTTATACCTTACAGATAATTCACAAGTATCTACAACAGTAGAATTTAATGATGCTGGTAGAGTATTCCAATTAGTCTCAGGCTCAGCAGGTACAGTATTTGATACTACTTTAACAGGTGGTGGAACAAATGGATACTCAGCTTCTGGTTCATATGGTTTATTCTTACCAGATATTGCTACTTATATTTTAAACCCATCAGCATTAGATGCTGCAGTAGCAGACGGTGGTATTATATTAGGTACAACTAGAGGTGATAATGTTGATAGTGAAAATGCTGGTAGATTATACGATGCTATTGTAGATGGTGCTTCATTCACAGCCAACTCAGAAGAAACAATTACTTCCGATTTTATATTTGTAAGACCAAGATCTTCAGAATTTAACTATTCAGAAAACCCATCATTTATCTCAGGTTCAACTGGTGAAGTATTATATAGCTCATTTATTAATAATCCTACTACTTATGTAACTACAGTAGGTTTATACAATAATGCTAGTGAATTATTAGCAGTAGCTAAACTATCAACTCCTTTAGAGAAAGACTTTACAAAGGAAGCTCTTATTAGAGTTAAGCTTGACTTCTAAAATGAATGGCAGCCTACAAACAATTTTTATCATCTGATGTAATAGTTACCCCATTTGAGGTTAACAAGGGTTTTTCTTTTCCTTCTTCTGAATTTACTGATAGCGATGTAGATATAGATCGTTTTGAAGGGGTAAATAATACCCTTATAAACAATGTTGCCCCAACAGGTAATAATAATGATCAATATAAGGTATTAATATATAGTTCAATTAAAGGACTATATTATTCCAACTTTACAACCTCTAGTTTTGGTTCAGAACCCGTATCGGCATCTATCCTTCCTGGCGAAACACCTGAAGGTAATGTACTTAGAGGTCCTTCAAATTCCGTAGGTAGATATGAAAATTATCTTCAATCTTCTTTAACCCAATCTAGATTTATTCCTACAGGTTCAGGAGATAGAATTGCAGCCTTCTCAATTCCCTCTCGTTTATTTGGGGATTATATCCAACCCGATTCATTTATTTGGGAAGATAATACTAATAATGTTACTTTTACTGATGATGGGGAAGGTAACCTTATCTCGGGTAGTACAATAGTAGGTAATATTATTTATCCTCATGGAATGGCCATTATTACCAATCAAGATTTTACAATGGCTAGTTTGGTTAGTGCTACAAATGTAACTTGTTCATTCTCCAGTTCACTAAAAATATTTGAAACACAATATAAAGCTACAATAAACGAATTCGAATATAACTTTTCCCAAAATCCATCTATCATTTCAGGCTCAACAGATGGTACAATATATGACTTTACAACAGGTAGTTTTTTCCAACCATACGTTACTACAGTAGGTTTGTATAATGAGGCTCAAGAGTTACTAGCAGTAGGTAAATTAGCTCAACCTTATCCACTTTCTCGTACTACTGATACGACATTCTACATTAACATAGATAGATAAAATTATGAATTGGTTATATAAAGGCGAGGAGATGACCTCAATTGAGGATTTCCCTCCTTCAACATTCGGTTTCGTATATAGAATTACCCACATCCCAAGTGGTAAAGCCTATGTAGGTAAAAAATTCGTTAAATTTACTCGTAAAGCTAAATTAACTAAAAAAGATTTAGCATTATATGAAGGTACTAAAGGTAGAAAACCATCATACAAACAAATAGTAAAAGAAAGCGATTGGCAAACCTATTGGGGTTCAAATAAAATTTTAACTAATCTGTTAGAAAACGAACCAATAGAGAATTTCAAACGTGAAATCTTAACTTTGGCTACCTCAAAAAAGTTATTAACTTACGAGGAAACAAAAGCACAATTTATCTATGAGGTATTAGAGAATCCACATCTATTCTTTAACGATAATATTTTAGGTAAGTTCTTCACAAAAGACTTTGAGTCGCAAAAATAGGGTTGTATATTCACCCTTATATGGTAAATCATTTATTAGTAAACATAGTTAACTCCGTTCTAGGAGCGGGTAAAGCTACAGCTAGAGGTAACCAAGCCTACCACTGTCCGTTTTGCCATCATTCTAAACCAAAATTAGAGGTTAACTTTACTGATGGGCAAAAAAATCCTTGGCATTGTTGGGTATGTAACAAAAAAGGTACAAATCTAGTTACCCTATTAAAACAAGCTAAAGCCCCAGACGATAAGATTGCTGAAATTAAAAAGCATGTCTCTTATAAAGACTATAGAGATAATACTAAAAAAGTTGAAGCAATTAACTTACCTAAAGAATTTAAGGCATTCACAGATATATCTAAGGGTGATATGACTGGTAGACAAGCATTAGCCTATTTAAAACGTCGTAACGTAAGTAAAGCGGATATACTGCGCTACAATATTGGTTATTGCGATGGCGGTGTCTATGATAAGATGATTATAATACCGTCGTATTCCCACGAAGGTTCCCTAAATTATTTTGTGGCTCGTAATTTCAATGAGCACAGCCCTGTTAAATATAAAAACCCCCCAATGAGTAAAGATACA